GCCCCCCGCCCCCCCGCCCGGCCCCGGCATGGGGCGCGGGGGGGCCTCTCCGTCAAAGTTGGTTTCCGGACTTTTTGGGGGTGGAGCCGTCATGGTGGTGGTATGGGGGTGGTTTAGGGGTTGGCGGTTGAATTTTTGGGCAGCGGCTTCAGGGGGTAGATTTGGGGGTGATTGAGGGCGGAAGGAGGGTCTTGGATGTATGTCCTTTTTCCAGGTCATTCCACGTTCCAAAAAGGGTAGGGATCTTCCGGATTCTTACCACCAGGGGGGGGCCCCCCTCCCCCCTCCTTACAGGAGGGGAGGGGGTCCCCTGGGTGGTATAGGAGGAAGTAATTTAATATCAAGGAATTACGGGTTTTCGAAAAAAACAGAGGTTGGAATGTTGGAAAGTGTGGTATTTGCAACGGGTTCCACGTGGAATTAAGCGTGGCCGGGAAAAGCGGTGGAATAAATGTTAGGCGACCCTAAATTTCGGGGTGATTTTTGGGGGGTCGATTTGGCAGTATTTGGCAGTTTTGATGATCACAGTAGCATCTGTGAGCCTAGTTTTAGGGGTGACCCTCATCAACTGGCCTTCTCGGATCCGATTTTTTCGGAGGATTAGCACGTTATGGGCGGGTTTTGGGGGGGGTTGGGAGGGAGGGGGAGGATCGCGATCGAGTGAGGCCGGGGGTTTGGTTGACGTTACTGAGCGCCATAGCTAGCAGCTTGTGACCTGGCGTCGATTGATCGCGATCCTTGGCCGGGAGGGTAGGGTGGGGAGGGGGGAGGAGTCAAGAGTTGGGGAGGTCCGGAAAGTCCGAACGGACCGAACGGACTTAGCGGACCTTGGTGTTTGGGTGGAGGAATTCGAATGCTTCGCGTTCGTTACGCATCCAGTTGTGGAAGGAAGCGGATTGGGGGATTTCTTCTGGTCGGACGGCATCGGAGTCTGGGCCTGGTTGGAGTTTGAGTTCCATCCAGGCTGACATGCCGCATCTTGCATCTATGGGGGAACAGTTGCCCCTGCGTTTTGTGAGGAAGGAGGAGGCGCTCATGGGGAGGTTCGTTTGGCGAGGATTTTCCGGGCTTTATGGGTGAGGGGTTTGACGTATCGGTGTTTGCCTGGTTGGTAGATTTCTTTCCAGCCTTGGGCCTCGATTTCGGCCTTTTTCGAAAAAACGGATCCAGAGTGGAAGGTTCGTCGGGCTACTGTGCGGCCCTGACGTTGGTACATCCGTGTTTTGTCACATTGTCCGTGGTAGATCCAGCTTGCTGCGTGATAGACGCCTCCGTGATGTCCTGCGTTTGGGTCAGCGTAGCTGACCAGGGCATCCGGGTTTTCGCGCTTTCGGATGAATTTCACCGCGGCACTGATTGCCTGTGTAAGGAGATTTCTGTCATGGCCATCTGGTGCGTATAGGCGTGAGAGTTCCCACACGTTGCCGGGGCAGCCGAGCAAGAATCGGGCGATGTTTTTATTAGCTGGGATGGCCCACACGACGAGGGCTTCTCCGAATTGCAGGTAGTGACTTTTACCACTTGGGACACTGTGGGTGTAGTGCTTTGACTTGATGATTTCTATCGCGATCTTCCGGCATTCACCTTCGAGTTCGAGCATGGTTATCGAGTTGGGGGGGGGGCTATGGGGTGTGGGAATCTTGCCGCAGTTTCGCACGTTTACTGGGTGTCGGAAGCGGGCTGTAGTTTCCGACGTGGACGGAGCGGGTGATTTTTGAAGTTGGTGGGGGTGGTTGGGTTGGGGTGTGGGAGGTTGCCGGTTATGGCGTCTTTGAGGAGGTCGAGGAATTCTTTCTCCATGGAGTCGAGCAAGTGTTCGCGCAGGACTTTGAGTCTTTGGAGTTCCCGGCCGATGGCGTGGCCGACGTGCATGGGGAGGATGGCGACGGGGTTGAAGTAGGCCTTGTAGGACGGGACCCAGGCACGTTCGTCGTCGACCATGAAGCCTGGGGCCCAGAGGACGAACGGGTATTGGTCGTAGGGCCAGAAGATCATGTGTTGTTGGGGTCTGGGGGGGCCGGTGAACAGGGATGGGTTTTTAGGCATGGGATGGGTGGGGTTTATTGGGGTGGTTTGAGGTTGGGGGACGGAGCTGGAGAGGTACTGATATCAGGGTTATCGGGAATGCAGACGTAGGCGACGGTGAACTGGACGGGGGCCCATTTTTTGAGCCCGGCCATCCAGACGCGGCACGGGTTACTGGAGCTGATGGTTTTGATGTCTGTCCAGGCCGCGTCTTGGTTGGCGAAGAAGTTGCCTTTGGGGTCTTGGAAGGCACCCGACGGGACGGGAGTCCATGTTTGGGATCCGAGCGGGCGTGAGAGGATGGTGTAGTAGCAGGTTTTCATGCGTTTGGTCCTTTGATGTAGAGGGATCCCTTCCGGGCGAGCTTGCCATTGCCGACTAGGGCAGTGAGGGCTCGGGTGACGGTGCCGCCGTTGATATCGATCCCGAGGACGTTGCCGGCGTAGGTTTGGAGTCTGGGCCGGATGTCTTTGCCCTTTTCACCATCGGGCAGGCAGCCGGCCAGGAACTCGTGGATGTTGCCTGAAGCGATCGCGCGGACCTTGCTCTGGGCGGTCGGGAAGACTTCCGGGGGCAGCTCGGCGGGGGCGATGGCTTCGGATGCGGAGGCGCATTCCTGGGGCGGGTTGACCTGGATCCAGTAGATGCCTTCCAGGGAGTGGGCGAGGTAGATGGTGGTCGTGGGGATGCCATCAGGGTGGACGGCGTGGGCCCGGGCACCGCGTTTGGCCAGGAGCAGTTCGTAGGAACCGTCCAGGCCCCCCCCGCCGATCGGGTTGAGGACCATGATGGCTCGGGCCCAGTTGGTGAGTTCGGAGGAACCGATCCCGTGGTAGGCCCATTCGGCCATGGACTTGACCGGGCGGGGGTTCTTCCGGGTGGGAATGAACTCTTTGGGTGGTTTCCCGGTGTGATGGATGGCCAGGAAGGCGACATTGGACGCGGAGAGGATGGGATTGAGCCAATTCCGGCAAAACTGGCCCACAACCTCCTGTTTTGAGATGTCGTTACCGATAAAGGACAGGAGCGGGTCGACGATTACCAGGTCGGGCTGATGATGATCGACCAGGCGTTGCAGGGAGACGATGAAGTCGTGCCCGGTATCCGCAACATTCTGGTTCGTGATGAGGTTGCGGTCGAGCTGGTCGAGGCTTTCCTGGTCCTCGAGGACGCCCAGCCCGCGTGCGATGCCGATATCCATGTCGTGCATGTCGGCCAGGTCGTTCTCAGCCTGGATCATGAGGACTTTGAGGGCTCGGGCGGGTGTGATGCCCATGCAGGGCCGGCCCAAGGCCCAGGCCATGGCCAATTGCCGGCCGAGGGAGGATTTGCCGATGCCAGAGGGGCCGACGAGGATGGCTGACCCGCCTTTGCGCAACCAGTGATGGCCGGCCACGGTGAGGCCGTCGTCCTGGGCGTTGTATTCGAGGATCTGGCGTGAGCCGTAGGTCTGGCCGATGCCCTGGACCAGGAGATGTTTACTCCACTCGGTGAACGAAGCGACTCCGGTGTCGATCGCCATGAGGAGCTGGTAGCCATCCCCGCGCTTTGCGTCTGGGCAGCGGGAGAACCGGGACGGGTTTTTGTTGTGCGGATCGGGCTTGTAGGCCGCGAAATGGTTGTAGACCAGGTTGACGCGCTCATCGAATTCCTTGCGATCCTTGGCATAGATCTTGACCCAGGCATGGAGCGACTTATTGCCTGAGTAGATGATGGCCGCGCAGGGCAGCTTGGACTTGGTGTAGAGCAACCACTGCTCTTCCAGGCTGATCTCATCGAACTCGAGGAGGACATGCCGGTAGACCACCACGTCGGCGTCCCGGCCGCGGCCGTCCTGTCGCATGGGGTTGATCCCGAGATAAACGCCCACGGGCGGCCCGCCCTGGCGGGAGTAGAAGCTGTTGATGTCCCCGCGCTCCTCCAGGCGGGCCAGCCATTCCTCACGGGAAAGGACGACCCCCCCGTGCGGGTCGCATCCAACCGTGCCGTCCTCGGTGATCCCGGACATGACTCGCACGCCTTCCCCGGGGCCAAAGCAGGAGCGCAGGACCTTTTCAAATCCGTTGGGTAAGGCATCGGGCAGCTCAAAGACCGGCGCCTCGGACAGATCGTACTCGAGCTTGGGCAGTTCAGTTTTTACCGGGTCCCCGCGTGGGCTGGCCGGCATCGGCCGGTTGGGTCGATCGGTGCGGCCAGTCAGGAGGTAGCCCCGGGGTTTGCCAAAATCTTTGCTGTCGGCCTCGCGCAGTTTGTGATCGAGGTCAGCGTGGCTCCAGGGTGGCAGACAGGTCTGGTTCCATTCCTGGAGAAGCTGCATGGCCTCCGAGTCGGGGAGGTTGAATCCCCACTTGAGTGCGCGTGCTGCGTTGAGGGCTTGGACGTGGCCGCCCTGGCCGGAGATGGATGGCGGGATGGCCGCCAGGTAGCGTTGGGCTTGTTCGAAGACTGTCATGGTGGTCCTTTCTTTGTGCTTGCTGCGGGTTCATTGCCGGGTCTAAAAGTAAATTGCGACTGTGGTTTTGAGTGAATGACGGGCCGCCTGCAAGGATTTTGGTCCCTTGTGGCGACCCGTCATTTTTTTGCTTTGCTGTGCTTCGCCAAGCAGGGCGAGGCCTTTGCTGTGCGCTGCCCGGCGGCGCGAAGCTTCGCCTTTGCTTTGCCTGGCCTCGCCATGCCTTTGCTGTGCCCGGCTTGGCCGGGCGTTGCACCGCGTTGCCTTTGCTGAGCCGCGCCAAGCACTGACATGCCTTTGCTGAGCTTGGCGAAGCTCCGCATGGCCTTTGCGACGTTTCGCGCTGTCAGGCTTTGCCTTTGCTTTGCGGTGCCCGGCTAAGCCTTTGCGCTGCTGTGCTCGGCTGTGCGGTGCCCCCGCTATGCGCGGCACTGTTGAGCGGTGCCCTGCCTTCGCGAGGAGCGGCCGGGCCTCGCATAGCCTTTGCTGTGCCAGGTGTCGCATTGACAGGCGTAGCCTTTGCCACGCACGGCCAAGCTTCGCTTCGCCTTTGCGATGCTAAGATATGCTCGACTCTGCCTTTGCTGTGCCAGGCCGCTCGGAGCGATGTGTTGCCTTTGCTGTGCCCAGCCCGGCGTTTCGAAGCCATGCCTTTGCTGTGCGCAACTTGGCTATGCCATGCCTTTGCCGCGCATGGCTTGGCCCTGCTTCGCCTTTGCTGCGCTTGGCCACGGCCTGCTGGGCCTTTGCTTTGCCGCGCACGGCCTTGCCTCGCCTTCGCGTGACGTTACGCGGCTCTGCCTTTGCTCCGAGCCGCGCTGCTCTGCGCTGCCTTTGCTTTGCCTCGCTCGGCTCGACCGCGCCGTGCCTTCGCGTGACGTTACACTGCTCTGCCTTTGCTGTGCCTTGCTGAGCGGTGCCTTGCCCTGCCTTTGCATAGCGGGGCAATGCTACGCCTTTGCCATGCGTGGCGCAGCTAAACCGTGCCTTTGCTTTGCGAGGCCCTGCGCAGCGTAGCGTCGCCCAGCCTTTGCCATGCGTGGCTCAGCTAGACCGTGCCTTTGCGCCGCGCAGCTCAGCTCCGTAATGCCCTGCCTTTGCCCCGCGCCACTCGGCAAAGCGTTGCCTTTGCATTGCCTCGATGTGCTCAACTGCGCCTTTGAGGTGCCGGGCCCTGCCGGGCCAAGCCTTTGCGCTGCTTCGTTTGGCGCAGCCTTTGCTTTGCTGGGCCCTGCCCTGCAATGCCTTTGCTGTGCGTGACAATCCAACGCTTTGCTTGGCTTTGCCGTTGCAGTCCTTCGACTCGCTATGCCTTTGAGGGGCTTTGCGCCGATCTGCTGTGCCTTTGCTGTGCCACACAATGATTTGCGGTGCCTTTGCTGAGCGTCGTTTTGCCGGGCATTGCCTTTGCTGCGCTGTGCTCCGATTCGCCACGCCTTTGCTGCGCTTGGTTTCGCGATGCTTCGCCTTTGCTTTGCCCCGAAGAGCCGAGCCCGGCCCAGCCTTTGCGTTGCCGTGCTCCACTATGCCTTTGCTGCGCCGTGGGCCGCTCTGCCCTTGCTGGGCAGTGCTAAGCCTCGCCTTTGCTGCGCCGAACAACGCGTGGCCATGCCTTTGCGCCGCGATGTGCAGCGGTGCCTTTGCCCCGCGATGCTCAGCTGTGCCTTTGCTGTGCTTGGTCATGCCGTGCCCTTGAGACGCGAGGGCACGCGCTGACTTGCCTTTGCTTTGTAACGCTGATCTTGGCCTTGCCGTTGCTCAACCATCCAGCTGGGCCCAACTGAACCTGCCCTTGCCGGAATTGCGCCACTGGCCCAGGCCGCGGCGTTTGCCGTAGTCGAGCCAAACTTGGATATACCTGGCCAGGTCTTTCATCATGACCTCGATCTCGATCTGGATCTTGGTCCCTGCCGGCGCGGATTCACTGCTGACCAGGGCAACACGTTCGCCCTGCGGCCCCGTGGATCTCATGGGCCGCTCACAGGTGCCGATGGTGGCACCCTGCGGGAGCAGGAGCGGGATGAGTCTGGGATAAACGAAGACGCATCCGTCGATCTTGCTCTTGTAGGCCGAGAGCTTGTCCAGGCCTCCGCGGAACTCTGCGTCCATGCGGTTGAACGACCCGCATGCATCCTTGAAGAACCCTTTGATCTGGTAGTCGTAGATGCAGACGATGCCTTCGTGTTTGTGGAAAACCGATGTGCCGGTTTCCTCTATAAGCTCTGCGGCCTCGATTTCATCGTTGCGGACGGGGGTGGTTGGAAACACCACGTCTGCCTTGGGTTTCTTGCTTTCGACAAACTGTTTGAAGATCTCCAGGTTGTCGGGTTTGGTTGCGAGCAGTTCCTCTTGGAACAGCATTTCGATTTTGATCATGGTTTCTGTCTTTCTTTGTTTTGGTTTGTTTTAGGCCCCACCAATAACGGGTGGGGAAGCGGAATCGTTACTCCTTCCATGGTTGGTCGCCAGAGATGCAGGCAGCCCGGGTGAAAGTTGACGTAGAGACTCTGCGGTGGGTGCAGCTGCATGACGGTGTCTTCTGGCTCCCAGAACAGATCTTTGACCTGGCACATGACGGACCAAGCTGGAGGTTTATCTGAGTCGACGATGGAGACGGAGACATGTTGCCAGCCCAGTCCGTCACTGGCGATGACCCGAATGGGACAGTTGTTGACTCGGAAAAAGAAGGCGCCATTGAAACCATCGGCCGGCGTGCTTCCCCAAATTGCTGCGGGCCCGCTTTTACTCGGGGCCATACGATGCGCGTTGAGGAAGGTCCAATCGCTCATGAGCCCCTCCATTAGCAATCGCTTGCATATCCGTCAACTGTTTTTTTGGGGATCGGCCCAGCCCATCGTGCGTTCTGGCCAGGGGATGTCCTCGGTGAATCCGCTTGATTGTTTGTGGCCGCCCCCGCCAAAGGCCTTGGCGATTGCCGAGCAGTCGAAATCCGGGCGACTGCGCAAGCCCCACTGCCTTTTCCCATCGGCGCGATCGAAGTAGTAGGCCGAGAATGCAGCTCGGGGATATTGCTCAAGCAACCGCTCGCCCACCTCCGAAAAGAAAACCGTGGTGTTGGCAACTGGGACGATGTGTTGGCCTCCCAGGAAAGTCTCGTTGCCCTGCTGCGGCAGGATCCGCGGCGGGATCGTGCTCATGTCAAAGAACATGATCCTCGCCTCGCGAGCCATGGTTTCGATCATCTGCTTTTTGAGCTGCAGGCAAGCTGTCCCGGAGAGAACGTAATGGTGGAGCTTGGCCGGATCCGCGTGGCCGTTCATCAGGTGTTCCCAGCACTCAAAGTCGTAAGGCTGGGTCTGCAGGTACGCGGACAGCTCGCGGCTGAAGGGCAAGTGGAAAGTCCACAGGTCCCGGTCCTGCAACAGCAGGAAGAAGAGCGGGACGGGGACGTTGGGCTGAAAGTATTCCCAGGCCATGACGGCGCCGGATTTGTTCATGTCGAACCGGATCCGGAGGTTCGCGCACGGCATGATGAAGTCTCCGCATTCGACGCGCACGGTGGGATGCGCCAGGCCCAGTGCCTGGAAGTTTTCGAAGGACAGATCCTTTTCGGCCGTTGCGTGATGGTCCAGGACCGTGACCTGGTGGTGGACCTTGCCCATCTCGGCCAGGACCGGGGCTGGGTAGCTGAAGTCCACGATGAAGACTTCACTGTCGGGCAGGATCGGCGGCACTTTCTGACCGTACTTCACGGGGAGGTAGACCGCGTTCGGGTTTTCGTGTTTGAGTTTGAGCCAGGCGGCTAGAGCCGCTCCGAATCCGTCGTTGCAGTTGGCGTGGTAGAGGACGTAGGTGGGTCGCATAAGGGTAGTGTGATTTCGGTTTGTTGCAGTTGTCTCTTGAGCTCCATCTCCTTCATCTCCTCGGATACCTCCCCGAGCATCTTGTATTTCTCCAGGACGGTGCAGATCTGTTCCATGCACTCGATTTCAAAGGTTGCCTTCTCCGGGGATAGCCGGCCGGCCTGGATCCAGCGTGGGTAGACGTTTCGGCGCAGGGCCAGTTCGCGCCGGGCGCAGGCGAGTAGTTGAGCGTCGGTTTTCATCAGAATGGAAGATCGGGCCCGATTTCCCACAGCGGCAACTTCTCCTGCACAGGTTGAGGGGCTGGTGTTGTCAGGCCTTGCGGCATCCATCGGTGCATCTCATGGGCATGCAAACCAAAACTCATTCCGCGGCCTTTGATGTGGATGTTGTGCCCAAACCTGTAAACCTCCCAGCCCAGGCGCCAGCCCATGATCCAGAAGATGGGTGCCCTGCCGAGGACCAGCCAGTAGATCCGATCCAGGATCAGCTTTTCTTTGAAGACCAGCATGTCCAGGCCTGTGGGGGGCCTCGTTCGGAGCGTGTCTGAAGGGGAAACCCGCGTCTTGACCTCGTCGGCATCGACATCGGCCCCGGCTGAAAAGACGTTGATGGCCCGATTCGCCTTTCGTCCGGTTCCTTGAGCCAGTGCTTCTTCTCCGCAGTCGCCTTCGATCTGAATTCGCCAGCCGTCTCCCTCTTTGCAACCCATGTTTTGCCGGCCGTCCTTTAGGGATTGGATGCGCAGTTCGACAGCATGGATCCCGCAGTCCCGAAAGGGTTCCACGTTTGTCCAGTTGTTGGTGATGTCGACCAGCCTCGGAAAAACGTCTGGCCCTACTCTCATAGGGATTTCGCGGGCCATGATTTGCTGCAAGATTTGTGGATCCATAAGGGTCATCACCCGCAGTGGAAAGTCCAAATACTTGACCCGGTGGGGTTCCACATAAGGTGAATCTTCGTTCATCGTCGAACCACCTCCAGGCACTTCAATTCGATTTCCTTGTCGAAGCCGTCCCTGAGCGGCCAGTTGGGATCCCCGGGCAGATCCCACTTCACCATGACCCCGCTGCCGTAATCAAAAGCGATTACTCCTTCTGTGCCGATGGGCACGCCGGCAAACTCGACCAGGGTTTTGATGCGGGTCCCGATCACTGCTTCTTCAATCTTCATAGGTTTTGGTCTGGGTTTACTTTTGGTTGTTGAGTGAGGCAAAGAACTTGCGGGCCTCGGCGCGGGTGGCTTTGTGGGCATTGGGGTAACCGTTTTGCCGCATCACCCATTGTTGCTTGGATGAGGCCAACTGCAGGTCCTTATCACGAAAGATCATTTCGAGAAGTAACGAAGCATGCTTGACCCCCAGGACGCTTTCCAGGTCGACGTTGGCTTCCACGAGGTATTTGGCCTGGGCTGGCGTGACGGCCTTGCGCTCCCAATTCATGACGGGCTGGTAAAGCGCGGCTTCCACATTCTGATGCTGCAGGCAGAATTGCTCGGCACTGATGTATTTGGCTTTGCGGTTAGCCAGTGCGGCCAACCGCTGGCGCAGTCGGGCTTCGCGCTCCTCGGCGGCATTGCTGGCCAGGGCAAGGAGGTCCAGTTCATCCTCGTTGGCGCCATTCTTAGACTTCTCAGCGGCTAGCTGCGTGATCCGGTCAGCTTCTTCCGTGTCCTGGGCCAGGAGGTCGGCTGGGTGAACGATCCGATGCCTTTCATGGAGCCAGAGGAAATCCAGCAGGAGCAGGTTGTCCTTGGTTTCATGGATCCGGGTGCCGCGGCCGGCCATCTGGGCAAAGAGCGGCCGGGACCTGGTGGGCCGCAGGATGACCACGCAGTCGATCGTGGGATCGTCAAATCCCTCAGTCAGGAGCATGGCATTGCTCAGGACATCGAACTCTCCGGCCGCATACCGTTGCAGGATCTCTTTGCGGTCGGGAGATCCTCCGTCGATATGCTGGGCGACTAACCCGGCCTGCGTGCAGGCGGCAACGAACTTCTGGGAGGTGTCGATCAGGGGCAGGAAAGCCAGCACCTTCCGAAAGGAAGCGTGTTCCCGGACGGCCCTGGCGATCGTGGTCAGGTAAGGTTCCAGGATGTGCCCCAGTTCCTCGTCCGAGAAGTCCCCGGCCAGCAGGTGGACCTCCGAGAGGTTGATCCGGAGCGGCACGCTCTTGATCGTGATGGGGCAGAGATACTGTTGCTGGATCAACTGCACCAGGGGGATATCACAGGCCACGTTCTCGAAATACTCGGCCAGGGCCCGTTTATCGCCCCGGTCTGGCGTGGCTGTGACTCCCAGGACCTGGCCCGTGAAGTGGGTGAGGACCTTCTGCCAGGATTTTGAGATCGCGTGGTGCGCTTCATCGGCCACGATCAGGCCGAAGTGATTGGCTGGCCACCGGTCCAGCCGTCGTATCATGGTTTGCACAGAGGCCACCACCACGGGTGCGGAAAGCGATGCGGTGAACTCTGCCTTTTCCTTTTCGGCTGTAATCCCGGTGGCCGCTTTGATCTTGTTGATCGCCTGGTCGATCAGCTCATCTCTATGCGCGAGGATGAGTGTCCGTTCGGGCAAACGGCGCTCTGCCAACCAGGCGAACATGACGGTTTTGCCACAGCCCGTTGGGGCAACCGCGAGCTGCCGGCTAAATTCCTTAAAGCCGGCCAGGATCAGTTCAATGGCCTCACTCTGGTAAGGCCTGGCAACCATCCCGTTTTTCTGTCCTTCGCTCAAAATGGGGGCTTCCCTGTGGATGTGGGTTTCATCCGCAGTTCAGGATCCGGTTTCAGGACTTCTTTGTCGGTGTGATAGGTGGCCACCTTATTTTTGGTGACCTCGTTCCCGCGGTTTGATGTGTATTTGTCCTGCATGACGGCCGCCCAGCACTTCAAGCCCATGGGGTTGATCCAGGGAACCCCCATCTCTTCGGCCCGAGCTTTCTCAAAGTGGAAGGCTTGGCCTTTTTGCAGATTGCGGATCCCGCAGGATTTCAGGAAGGTGTCGATCTTCCACAGGCACGACGGATGGTCGAGCAAGCTTTCCTTCAGCCTCGAGTCGCTCCCCTCGATGAGGAAGACGATGTTGAAACGGTCCACGCCGTTCGTGATCTTCCCGCTTGAGATGTCGGTCAGGAAATCGAAGACGGTCAGGATGTAGTCGCCTTCTGGCACTATTGCGAATGCGGATTCGGAGTCTGTGAATATGGGCATAGATTCAGTCCTTTGGTTCTTCTTTAACTGCTTTGTTTTCAACTAACGATGTTGATGGTTCTTTGCGTTTGATGGAGTCCCCGAGACGGAGTTCGACTTCCCGTTCTGCGTTGGTTTTTTTCAGACCGTGGAAAGAGGCATAACACTCAAACAGGGCCTTGGGCTTGACTGTGCAGGTCTTGAGGAATTGCTCCTGCGGAAGGTTGGCCTTGTGAAAGGCAGCCAGGATATCATCGATAAAACGATTACCGCGACGACTGGTCAGTTTGTATCCTTCCGCGACGATGCCTTGCTTCCTGGCCATTTCCTTGGCGTGGAATTCGACTGACTCACACCAATCGGTCAGCGTCCTGGCGATTCGTAAAGCCAACCCCATTTCCCTTGCCGTCGTCATCTCGGAGGAATGCCACTGCGGCAGGTTCCATTCCGGGTTGCTTTGCAGGGCAATATTGACCTGCTGGATCAGCGCGTTGCAGTTGAGCTTCTTGGCGCACCAACCGCAAAACGAGCATGGCGTAGCCACGGCAAATGGAGCGTCGACCCCCTCGATGATGGGTTTCATCATCGCCCAGGCCGAGTCCGCGTCGAAGGTCAGCGTCCTGATCGATTGGGTCTGGCCAAAGAGCAGGATGGCTGTGATGGGTGGTGGGACCCCTTCATCGAGGATCATCCAGGCATAGGCGGCCATCTGAGGGCTGTAGTCCCGCGGCCGCCACTTCAGATCCAGGAGGATCGGGCCGCAAACAAAGTCCGGGGTGCCCTCGATGGGGATGCCATTTGGCAGCACAGCCTTCTTCTGCGTCTCGATGACCAGGGGATGGTCCAGCAATGGGGCCTTGAGCTTGATGTAGTCGGCCGCCCAGGTCAGGTTCTCCTGTACCTCTTCTTCGAAGGCATCCAGGGCTTTCTCATCGCCTTTCAGGAAAGCCGCGATCGCCTTATGGCGACCGACCCCTGCCTTGGCGAATGGGGTGTTGTCCCCCTCAAACTTGGGGCACTCGGCCAGCATCGGCAATGCAGATGGTCGCATCATGGCGCGATCTCCTCGATGGCCCGCATGAAGGCCAGTTTCTTGGCAATGACCCGTTTGGCCCTGGTGGCTGTAAGGTTGGGCAACGTCCGTTGCAGATGCATGGCCGCCTGCTGCTCCGTTTTGAGGATCGGGGAGGTCGGAACAATCCAGCCTTCCTTGATCATCCAAGTGGCCACCTCAAGAAAGTGACCTTCACAGATCTTGCCGATTTCCTCAATCAGTCCCGGATCGAGTTGTTGTCTCGTCGGGGCCGCAGTCGGACGTGTTGGGGGGGCGGTGGGCACGGGACGGGTCATAGTCTCTGGCTCCACGGTTTGGGGCGGGGGCATCGGTTCTTCCTCGGGCTCGATTTGCACTACCGCCTTGGCGGCCGGGATGGATGGGGCGAGTGCCATATCGGCCAGAATGGCTTCATCGCTTTTCACGGAAAGCACTATCGGCGGGGCCTGGGGTGCCGGCAATGCTGCCACCGGGGCTGGCCCGGGGGCCAGGGCCATGGGTGTTGTCCCGGCGGCCAGGTTCAAAGAGGGGCTCTGAGGATAATCGGGCTCAAACGTGTCTGCGCCGGCCACGATCTCCGGGGCGAGCATGCCGATGGCCGTCGTGATGACCCGGGCGCGGAGCATGTTGGAAGGTGTCTTAACCCAGCCACTGCCGGCTTTGACCAGGCCTTGGCGTTTCGCGTCTTCAATGGTGAATCTCACCGTGTAGGACTGGCCCTCGAAGCTGAATTCGCCTTGGGCCTGCTCAAGGTCATCGGCCTCGCAAATCCACTTCCATCGGCCGCCGCGTTTCTTGAAGTCAGCCAGGCAGGCCAGGGCTTTCTTGCGTGGGACCCCATCGATCAGGTCATACGTGGCCAGGAATTCGATGGGGGTGATGTTCATGGTCATGCACATGACCACGATGGTGCGGCCTTGTTCGATGCGGGTGCATCTGAACATGCCTGATTTGGCGAAGGTTTCTCCGAGGCGATCGATCGCATCCAGGTACGCGGGGAGTTTTTCGTATAGTTCAATGTTCATGGTTCTGAGTGCTATTCGACTGGGTTGGATTCTTTGAGGTGTTTAAGGACGGAAGGGTAGTGGAACCGGACATACTGATGTCCTATCTGGACGCAGGGAATCTGCTTGTGAGTCTTCCAGCGTCTAACCGTTGAAATCGCGACACCGAGTCGTTCCGCGATTTCTTTGTACGTCATCAGTTTTTCATCTGTGGGCAGCGTCTCGGGCGGCGGCAATGGTTGTTCCGGAGTCGTTTCGGGGTCGGGGGTCATCAAGCCTGCATCCTTTCATGCGATATGACTGTTTGAGTGCGTCGACGATGAGTCTGGTTTGGCTGATCCCGGTGGTTTTGCTGTAATCCTCAAGCCACCGGCAAATCCAAGCTTCAATTCGAAAGTTCTTCGGGATTGTTTTGGATTTCTTTGACATGAGCGTCGATGTTCTTTTCCCGGTAAAGCCTTGGCAATAATTATCTTGCTTTGTATTTACAAACCGATACAACGGCGTTTTGGTATCAACCAGTTACGGCCGAAAAAAGTTATCAACAGGAAATCCACAGTATGCGCGTGAAATGTGAACAGTGTGAGAAGGAGTTCAGCAAGCCCAACAAACAGTCAGCTGAAAATGCGTTGCGGATGCACGTCGCCCGCAAGCATGGGAAGATGCAATCCCAGATCCGGTCGAGCCCGGGGGATCCGCGTGTCGACCACAAGCGGGAGTACCAGCGGCAGTATCGGCTGCAGCGCAAGAAGCTCAAGGGGCGTCGGAACGGAACTCTGAGGGTCATGGGCTTTTGTCCCTGTTGCGGCCTCAACCTCGAGGTGTTGGCCACTGCGTTGGCGGTTGTGAACAAGGTGTGAATATGGCCAACGCGCTAACCAAGAAATCCCAGACCATCAATGTCAGCCGGCACAAGATCCGATTCCGCGTCAGCAGGGAAAGTGCTGCGCTCGAAACGGCCGTCCAAGAGGTCCAGGTCCTGGTCCGGGCCAAAAACGGGTGGACGACTAAAGCGATCGCGAGCGATCTGGGCCTGACCGAAAATCAGGTGTCCTATCGGATCCAGAAGGGGGAATCAATCGGGGATCGTGCGGCTTTCAGGAGCGGGGCGACCTGGGTGTCCCAGTTGGCGCTTAAAGCCACCGCAGAAGAGATCATCCACCAGGTGGCCAAAACCGTTTCGAAGAAATACCTATAGGTCCATCAAGAGGTTCTCTTTGGTCCATGCGATGGCCTGCTTGACGTCGGAACTGATCAGCATCGGCACCCGAGCGGCCGCGAGTTTGTGCAGGGCCTCTTTCTGGTCGTCGCTCAGGATGCCGCCAAGGGCCTTGAACTCGACGCAGCATCCTCTCCCCTTCCAGAGCAACGTGAAGTCCGGGTGGCCGGCCGCGATCGTGGACTTGCGGTCCATCCGGCTGTGAATGTAAACCACCTCGTTGATGCGGCACCACCGTTCGAACTGGTCGTGCAAGAGTCGTTCCTGCCCCTTGGCGAGCTTGGCCTCGAGCTCCTGGTTTGTCGGCGCACCGACTGCCTTCCGGTCCTCCCGGGGCATACAGCGTCGGATGTTTTCGGGTAACAGCTTCGAATTGAATCGTGGCATCAGATCACCGTGAACATTCCCCACAGGGGATCTTGTTCTTTGTAGGTTGCGTACGTATCGAGGATATCGACTGTGGGCACAGTCTGCAGATCGAGGTTGTCACAAATAAAGGATGCCTTCTTATAGCCCATGGCAGATTTCAGAAACGCCAGGACGGCCAGTGTGTCCTCCGGGAACCTCCGGTTGAACTCAAACATGATGCACTTGACCTTGGTCGAGAGCCCAGTGAGCACCACCAGCTCGGCCCCCTCGACATCGATCTTGATGAGGTCCGGGATCCCAAAGACGCGGATCAGCCCATCCAGAGTGACCGTGGGCACCCATTGGGGGACTTCATACTCAGCCTGCGGAGTGGCCAGGTTCCACTTTTCGGGCAGGCAGCTCGACCAGCCCCCTTCATCGTCCGGGCAATAGGACACCTCGGTCAGACAGTGCTTGTTCCAGGCCGCGGCGTGGATTGGGATCAGCCCGATCCCGCGAGCCTGGTAGAGCTTCTGGAAGGTTTCCTGGCAGGCCTCTACGGCAATGACCCTGCCGGCGCCGGCCTCCAGAAACTGTTGGCTGACGAGTCCTTTATTGGCACCGATGTCAAAGACCAGGCCGCCCGGGGTGATATGTGGTGAGGGTGTCATGCGCGAGAAAAGATGAAGTACATTTCGCTTGGGACATTGTTGCTGTCGGGACTGCGCTTGAGCTTGAAACCGTCCTGTTCAAATAACTCGCACCACTGTGCGGTCGTCAGGCATCGGAAGGTCACGCCATCGTTGCCGACGTATTGGCCTTGCTGATCCGCGTGCTTGTCGACCGGGGTTCGGATCACGATTCGGTGTCGGCAAACCCTGCGCATTTCAGGGGCAAGCTTCCTGAGCATTTCATCGGGCATCAAGGTCAAAACGTCGAAGGATGCGACGATGTCGAACGACTTGTCTTTGAACTCACCCAGGCTCCAGCCATTGTAGTGGTGGACCCATTTTTTGAACTCCTCGGCGCACTTGGACACGGCGTACTCCGAAATCTCCACGCCCTCCGCTTCCTTGTTTCGCATCCGGAAGAAGCGCACTTCATTCCCGAAAGCGCACCCTACAAACAGGATGCTTTCGAAGTCGCCATCCTCTTTGATGATATCGAACTTATTCTGCAGCTCGGCTTGCTGTTGGGGATGCTCCCAGTTGATTTCCTCCCCGAACCCGCCCCGGGCCTGGCCCCCGTAGTAGCCGGCGTCGAATTGCTTCGGGTCAAATGGGAATTCTGGTGTTGCGGTTGGTGCAATTGCGATCACGTGACGAGGGTGTAGTTGTCGGGCATAACAAAGCCGGGGCTGCCGGCCCAGTAGGGCAAAAGGTAGTCGCCTCGATGCACGCCCCCCTCTGCCCCAATATTCATGATTCTCGAAATGTAGGGCATCAGCTGAGATGAATTCCACTTTCGGCGCATCTCCTCGACGCGAACATCCCAGGACAGTCCCCGATCGGTGCCGGTGGACCAGTTCTTTTCGAGCTCGACCCACCGATCCTTCCAGGTCGACCAGCCCCAGCAACTGAACCCGCCTTCGCGTTTGACCTTCTTTTCAACCTCCTGGCCCATCGGAAAAGGCCCGTGGCCCGGAAGCCATCCGTCGGGGTGATGCAGGGCCGCAATGTTCAGCAAGCTGGTGTCACTGCCAAACTGTTCGCCCCACTCGAAAAACCGCAGGGAATCGGGGGCCAGGATCACATCCTCTTCGACATGGATCACGTAATCGCCAAGCTCAAATCCGCGTTGCAGTGCCGTTTTGGTAGAGTGGTTGCAACCCATGTTGCGCTCAAACTGCTTCACCTCGGCCGTCCTGGCAAAGGTGAGCCTGCGGCAAACGTCGTGCATCTGCTGCATGGGCGGGCCGTCCAGCTGGATGACCAGGTGGTAGTCGTCAATGCCCTTGCAGCCGGCCAGGTGCTCGAGTACACGTTTGGCGTACTGTGGCCGTTTCCAAAAGACCAACGTGATGATGTTAGACAAAAGTCCCCCAGCTGTGACCCATGATTGTGAAGTTGGTGCCGAGCTGTTCCTTAACGGCCTGGACCACTCCTGGCCAGGCATCTGAATAATCGTGGCCGGCCAGAATCCCACCTTTGCGCACCTTGGGCCGCCAGAGCGCGATGTCCTCGACCACCGATGCGTATTCATGGTTGGCATCGATGTAAACCGCGCCCAGGTCATTCCCCACGATCGTGGAAGCAGTCTTGGATGTCGTTTTGAGTGGGAAGATGAAATCCTCAAACCCGGACTGGATCACGTTCGCCCGCCAAATCGAGAAAGGTTCAGTGATCATTTTTTTATCCGTCTCCCACATGATTGGCAGGATCCACACAGAGCACGTTGATCTTCTTCTTGCTCGCCTGGATGATGTGACCGAGACAGCAGGTGCTCTTGCCGATGAAACTGCCCACCTCGACGATCCAGTCTCCATCTTGGCAATGCTGCACGATCCCACGGTAGACATCTTCGAAGTCGAAGTAGCCGTAGACCTGTCTCCAGAATTCTGGGTTGAAAATCATCGGATCCCAAACGCACAGTGGTCTACCTTGTAGAAGGCCATCCAGCGTTTTGCCAGATTCAAATTGTGGATCTGGCTGGGCAGCCGGTGACGGTTCTTGTGGTTCTCCCAGATCGTGGCGTGCCGTTCATGATAGATCATGTTCGGTAGGGCCGCACTGGCGTCTGAATTGGTCCAGTTCATGATCAGGCGCATGACGCAATCCCAGGTTTCCCGGCCCAGGAGCAGGTCCGGGAAAGAGTCGGCATACGTCAACCACCAGGCCACCCGGAAAGCGAACAGGTCGCAACCCACGTAGTCAGTGCCGTTTTGAATCATGTTGTCCGGGAGCGGGGTGTTGAGCGGCCCAAAATCCCGCCGGAAGGAGTAGATGGCTGCGGTGGCTTGCATGGCACCCACGATCAAGTAGACGGCATCCGTCCGGACGCAGGTGTCCGCATTTGTGAAGACAATGATGTCCTCGGGTTGCTTTGCGCTAGTGGCGATGTCCAGGATGTCCTTGATGTAGGGCACGGTGCCGGCTTCATCGGTGAACACGCGCCCGGCTCTTTCTGGCACGGGGATCTCGATCCAGGGCTGGATCGACCACGTGCGCGCGGCCAAGGCCATCCGACGTTGCGTGTCTGGATGTTTGGGGGTGTAGGCTGAGTAGGTGTGATAGATCATAACCAGCTCTCGACAGTCTGCACGATACGCGGCAGCTGATCGTGGAATCTGGAGTACTTCACCTCGAGGGCACATCGTCCCCGCGGAATCGAGGAACACCAGCCATCGACCGTGATCCCAACATAGGGCCGCCTGGAGCCGTGCGCCAGGTGCAGGGTGGCCGTGTCGATCGTGACGGTCCCCAGCGCATTGTCCATTGGCCCGAGCAGATCATAGATCCGCTCGCACCGGATGCCGCTGATGTCGATGACCGTGACTTTGTCTTTGAGTCTCTGGAGTGCGGAGATCAATGCCTGGCCATGAGCAAACGGACTCGAGATGCCGGCGGTGCTAACCAGGACGTAGGGGTGGCCGTTGGTGTCTGGAATGTATTGCCGTTCTCGCTCGGGCGAGCGCCGATCGAAGACGAGGGGCAGTTCATGGAACATCGAGAGGGGCACCCCCGTGCGTGATGTCATGGAAACCATGTAGCTCTCGGTGGCACCAAAATTCAGCTGCCAGCCCACCCCGTAGCACTGGAGGACCGTCCCCCCGCCAAAGTGATCGTGCGCGTACTTCTGGGCCACGCCCAGGCCGTCATGCCAGTTGAGCTGGAGCGCGATCGGCTCGACGTAGGACACCCCGTCCAGGACCGACAGGTAATCCGTCGAACAAATCAGCTTGGGCCTGGCCCCCGTGGTGTCGGCAATGTATTTGAGCGCCGGCAACAGCAAGATGATGTCGCCAAATCGGCCCAGCTGAATGAAGGGGCCGCGGGTCATCAGGCCCTCATTGATGCCCAGCTCCTGGCGCAGAAGCTGGATCAGCTTGCCGTCCTTTGTCCGGTGAAAAAGAACCGCATCCTTGCGCAGGTAGGAAAGCCCGAGGGTAGAGGTCCCCGGGATGCCGTGCGCAGCAAAGGTCGGAGGGTTGTCGATCTCACCCCACAGGTGCTGGAAGAGATCACAATGGGTCGCGATCGGCGCCAGGACCTCTGCGGTCGACAAATCGAAAGCCAGGTAGGGTTTGGCGATGATGGAGGCCTCGACTGCCTCAATGGCATTGGCCGGGTAGATGCCGACTCCTGTGAAATGGTGCGCCGGCAGACTTGGTTTCTGGCAGGGAACCAGTTGGCCGAGGTATCGTGCTCCGCTGCCTCGATACTGGATGTCCAGGCGATCCAACCAGCCGGGACAAAGCGGCACTGAATCTGGTTCTAGGAACAACCAATGGACATTTCGATGAATAGCGAAACGTGCCGCAGTGAGAAACAAATCGTTTGGGCCCTCTGGCCAGCCTGAGACCGCTCTTTCAGTGGTGACGATCTCGACCCTGGCAAAGACCT